TGTAGATGGCTGCGTTGTAATTACACCAAAGTCAGTGTAATTAGGGGATATAGATGTTATTGTTGGAGTAGTAATCCCAAACAGTTTCTTCCATACAGTACCAGCAACTGCTGATTCATTGGTATACCCACTAGGTGTAGTAATAGTTACTACCGTGTCAGAGGTTCTAGCTGTTATCTGATATAGACCTTGGGGGGTCTGTAAGTATGATGCAGTTGTATTCGTAGCAGAAGCATCTATCACCGAAGTAGCAAAGGGCGTTCCTGATGACGCTGTAGCTGTGCGGCTTGATCCTGTGCCTGTGGTAGTTACAGTACCAACTACAAAAGGAGTGGCTGTATATATCTGTCTAGTAATGGTTGTAACAGAGCCACCAGCAACGCTGTCTACACCAGCCCATATTGTGAAGTCATATACCCCGGCATCAAATAGAAGTCTATTCAGCGCAACAGTGACAAAAGCAGAGAAAAGCACAGTATTGCTAACTGCTGTGCCTGTAATGACCTGCTCTGCCGTTGTTACTGGGATGGATGCAAAGGTAAGAATGGCTACATCGTTGTTAGCCCCTGCCGCAGTTATGACTGGAGTGGCGTTATAAAACACAACCCCTGTTCCCGCTGATGCTGAGTTTGGCGGGACATTAACCCAAGCTGTGCCGTTATACCCAAGCAACTCATTAACTGCTGGTGTGCCGAATGTTACGTCTGACAAGTTAGACAAGGGGATATTAATACTTGCCGAGCCATTAAAAGACACACCGGCTATGTTCCTTGCCGTAGCTAATACTGTTGCGGCTCCTGCTGTTAACCCCGATGCTGTCCCGCTAATGTTTGTACCTGTAAAGGCCGCTGGAGTACCCAATGCAGTTGCATTACCTGATGCGTCAAGATTGACTGACTTCTCTGAAGGGTAGGTAACAAATACATTTACTGTGCCTATTGGAAGGTTAACTACGAGGTTACTATTACTAGATGATAGGATTGTTGTCCGCGCTAATGTACCTGCACCAACAGTGCCAATACCCACTTCCCAGTCAGTACCACCAACGGCAGCTAGAGCGTAGTAACAAGTATTACCATTACCAATCGCTGCAGAGAATGTCTGATAGCTATTCAACGCTCCAGCAAGCGTTAAGGTTCCAGTACCTACAGTAGTGCTAGTCTCGTATACACGATCCGCTAGGACAAGTGCCATTTAAACCCCCTTAGGCAATACGTATCAGGGCATTGGTAGCATCTGGAGTAGGCATAATTACGGTGAAATCGCCAGCGGTTGAAGATTTATCGCCACCAAAATCAAGCACTGCCACGGACTTATCGCTCTTGCTAGAGTTATATATCAATGCTCCACGGGCAGTTATAGTAGCGGTAGTCCATGTAGTGTTACTAAAATCTACAAACGCTGTAGTACCTGACAGGGTAATAGCCGCGCCGGATAATGTATTTCCACCTGCTGTGTACCCCGTAGCAACAACCTCATCAGAAGTTGAATAGATGGTAGTAGCTGCACCTAATGTGGCAGAAGAGGTATAGAGAGCAATTTTGAATACGTCAGTATCCATATCATGAACAGCTCCTAGGAGTTGCTCTTTGTACGAACTGCACATTGCCTGTGATATAGCCATTTTAATACTCCTTTTTAATTAACTGGGACTCTAACTTGTCCACTACGGTACGCATCGCGCCTATCTTTACCATCGCCTAGCACCTTCAACGAGCCCATAGATGCGTCAAAATGCGCTTTATAAAACGTAAGAATATCTGCCTCTGCCTTCATAAATATAGCTGCTTCAACTAATGCGCCATACAGAAGTACAGAGTCAAAGTTATCCCCTACCCATGATGTACCTGCTGTTACGATACTCTGTGGGTAAAAGTAATAATGTAATTCAACACCATAACTGGCATCAGGAGTTGGCCCCATTATATAAGTATTAGCATCAAACTGCGCATAATGCTTAGGGGTGCCTGTTGACCCGGGAGCTGGGTATGACTCTCTAATAAAGTTTACATCTTTCTGTAGTAGAAAGGACTGGGCTAATGTAGTAGGAGTAATAACCGACAATGAGAATGCTGCTAGATAGTCATCGGGTAGTGATAGATATTGATTCCCTGATGTTACATTAGCTGTCTGATTCTTTCTAATAGCCGGTAGCTGAACGGTGTTGTATATATACTGCTCTGCTTGTTTTACAAACGTAGGAATAGCCGCCACGAAGTCAGTCTCGTAGTTCTCACAAAACGATTGTATGGAAGAATTCAGTTCAGTATAGTTCATAACCTACCTTATTGGCTGTTCTTGCTGAAGCCCTTACCCTTGATAGCTGCACCAGCACCACGCATTGTCTTGGTATTGGTCTTAGGGATGTTGTTAGGATACCCAACATCTTTCTTATCAAGTGCTGCAGCTGGGGCTTCTTTAGGTTGTCTGTATATTGCCATGTTAGCCTCCTTTCTGAGCACGGATTTTAGCCATCCCACGACCAACGGCCTTCATGTCAGAATTCTTTTTACCTACACTGTTACCACTCTTGAACTGACTCTTGGTACTAACTGCAGGGCCATCAATACCTAACTGTTTGCCTTTAGTCTTACCTTTACGTTCGATTCCGCCGCCTATACTCATGATTAACTCCTATGTAGTAACTGTTACCTGACCTATTTCACCTACTGCTCTAAGTGCATCGGGCTCGTAGTTATGAGGATCGCTCAAGCCTACTGGATTCCACCCCCATTGTATCACTCTACTGCCATCAAACGTCATTGTATCTGGTCTAGGATTACGCACTGCTTGTGGATCATTAACAGGATACATACCCTGTAAGTTCTGCGGCTGATCCGGCTCCCAACACTCAGGACACACCAAGATGTTAATGCTCTTGGTACGAATTACAATGCTTTTAAGCTTTGTTAGCTTAAACCTAAACCCACACCTGTCACATTGGGCAATAGCATTTTTGCCTGAGGAGAACTTACTAGCCATGTCCTACCCAATAAACATCTGTCGTGGCACTGCACGGATGCTTGCCTTTTCTCTATCCTCATCAATAGCCATCTGGAATGACTCGTCATACATCATCTTTAGCATTTGCACTCTATCAGTGGATTCTGGACGCTTCACAGACACATAATAAGCTAGTCCTGCGACTAGCGCAGGGAGGAATCTGAATGGGACATCCACAGTCTCTACACCATTCCCTGCATCTTTAATGCGTCTTAAACGCCAATACTGTAATGTATATGAGTCATTAGATGGTAAAGGGTACACAGTTATCGTAGGATAGACTACTCCTGTCGGGGAGGTTGCTCCACTTTGCCTATTGATATATAACTGAATAGGCCGACCTTGTGAGTTCTTATTAGGCAGTGTTGCATAGTTACTAACACTTATCCGACTTATACTGATGTCAACCTGCGATGTACCTGTACCTGTGCGTATAACATGTTCAAGTAAGTCAATTGTATCGACAGGTAAGTTATATGTGCCTACATTTGTAAGTAATGGTATAGACCCTTGCTCAACTGTCCATAGGTTAATACCACGATTAGCCCACTCAATTGTTAGAAGATTTAGAGATCTCCTAGCAGTGCGCATATCATAACCTGAGCGTACCTCTAACCCAGCACGTTCATAAGCCTCTTCTACAAGGTCTGTGATGTCTAGGTTAAAGGCTGTTGTAGCGGTTGTTGGCATCTAACATTTCCACGCCCGAAGGCTTTTATTTATGCGGCTATCAGGATCATTTGCTGTTTTAGCTGAAGTCAGCTTCTTTTTCATGCCTGACATTCTGGCACAGAATGACTTCTTACGGCTACCACCTTCTGGCTGAGGGGCTTTTAGCCCGGGCTTACCGGGGTTAGCTGCATTATATGAAGCCCTACCCTTGGCATTAAGCCCACCACTCTCAGCCTTCCCCTCCTTGCGTTGCCACGCAGGAGTCTTAGCCATTAAACAATCTTACCACGTGTCTTACCACGTTGTTCAATGCCACCACCACGAGCGTACTTAACTGTACCGCCTTTAGCCTTTTTCTGGGGTGAACTTTCTCCCATTGGTAGTTTTTTAAATTCGTTAGGTGCAACCATACTATTACCGCCAGTAGCCCCCTTGTGCCCTGCATCCAGCAGCTTTTGGAGTCTTGCTTCTTCAGCTACCTTACGCATTTCTTCCATTGCTTTATCGTCAGGCGTAGGGTCATTCTTAGCTGCGGTACGTGCAGCTTGCTCTGCTGGGGCTTTAGGTTTAACTGCAATTATGACTGCCATTATACGATCCGTCCTTTAGTCTTACCGCGTTGCTCAACACCACCGCCACGAGCAAACTTAGCCGTCTTAGGTTCTTTAGCTTCTTTCTTGGCATACTGGGCAGGGGTTACTTTGCCTGAAGCAAGTTTCTTAGCTGTATTTTTCATCCAAGGGGCTTCTTTCTTACCCTCAGACTTCTCTCCAGCTACGAATTGCTTTGGGGTAATTTTCTTACCAGCCACTGCTTTAGCTTCGCCAAATTCCTCGTTATAAGATTCCTTACCGCCAAATAGTTTTTTAGCCACATATCCCCCATCCTTAAATTTAATCCCTGCATTAGGTGCGGAGATTGCTGTCCTATTCCCCGCACGGATTTTCCCACCCTTCTTAGGCTCTGGACTCATGAAAGACATTTCTGTACTCTCTTGGGTCCTACCCCCTCTCTTAAACCTCTTGCCCTTATCTGCCTGTGTAAAATCTTCAGCTACACTAGCAGGAACACCAACCTTCTTAGCAAAGGCTGGGTCATGAGATGCTGCTCTCATCAGATTAGCTTGAGCTTTCGATTTGCTAGGCATGACTAGCCGTAAAAAACAGTAACATCAACAGTATTAGTCATAGCTGCATATATACCATTATAGGCAAGTATTCCCTCACCCGGAATCAGCATATTTTGCACATTGTTTGCTGCATTAGCATCCGTTGCCATCAGGAACCTCTGGGCATACACACAAGCTGTACTAGCAGCAACCGTGCCGGTATTTACGTCCACTACTGTAAATGTGTTTGCATTCACAACAGTAATTACATAGTTACCAGCAGTTCCTTGGTTTGTAGCTACAGCAAAGTTTAACCCTAGTATCTGCCCATCAGTCAAACCATGACTGCTCTTAGTAACTGTAATTAATGTACCAACACGTTCATAAGTAGCAGAAA